AAGACAACCCCTGGCTGCCGAAAACGCTGAGCGACGAAATTGCGTATGACCGCCGTCGCGACCCAGAGAAGTTTCAGCATATCTGGAACGGCGCGTACCTCAGTAAGTCCGAAGCCCGCGTCTTCAAGAACTGGAAAGTTGACGCCTTCGAGAGCCCTAAGGCGAGCGTCGGCGCGGACGGGCAGCCTACCGTGGTGTTCCTCTACGGAGCAGACTGGGGCTTCAGCGTCGACCCGAGCGTGCTTGTGCGCTGCTATGCGGTAGGCCGGACGCTCTATATCGACCAGGAAGCCTACCGCATTGGCGTCGAGGTTGACCACCTACCCGCGTTGTTCGACCAGGTCCCCGGCGCACGCGACTGGACAATCACCGCCGATAGCGCACGCCCTGAGACTATTTCCTATCTCCAGCGGCATGGATTCCCGAAGATGGTCGCTGCGACGAAGGGGAAAGACAGCGTCAAAGAGGGCGTGATCTTTCTTCAGAATTTCGACATCGTCGTGCACCCACGCTGCGTGCATACTGTCGACGAACTGACGCTGTACAGCTTCATCAAAGACAAGCTCACAGGGCTCGTGACGCCGGTGCTCGAAGACAAGAAAAACCACGTCATTGATTCTCTCCGCTATAGCGTCGAGAAACTACGCCGCGAAACCGGCGGCTTTGCGGTCTGGTAACCAATGGCCCTACTAGACACCCTCCGCTCGCTTGTCGCCCCTCGAGAGATGGTCCACCGCGCTGCGGCTGCTAACCCCCTCGACATCATCCGGCGTTTGCGCGAGGCCGGAGTGACCTTCAACGGCGCTCGTGATCTTTACGCCGTGCTCGGCTACGACCGCGATCTCTCGACGGCGGGGTTCTGCGACCGCTATGCACGCGGAGGACTGTCAAAGCGTATTGTTGACGTGTTCCCAAACGCGACTTGGCGTGGCGAGGTCGAGCTAATCGAGGATGAAGACCCTGAGGTCTCGACCGCGTTCGAGCAGACGTGGGATGATCTCGATATCAAGCACCAGATACAGGCAAAGCTGCGGCGCGTTGATACGCTCGCGGGGCTAAGCACGTATGCAGTCCTGCTGATTGGCGCGGCGGGAAAGCTAGACGAGGAGCTTCCGAAGGGCTCGCCCGACAAGCTGCTGTTTCTACAGCCCTATCTTGGTGGTGGCGGTGGCGTCCTCGAGACCACGAGTCGCAGGGCGGTCAGCACAATCGGTCTTGACGCAGCGATCAGCGTTCTGGAATACGACACAGACATCGCCAGCGAGCGCTATGCGATGCCGCTGTACTATCAGTTGCATGGGGCTGATACAACGCACGGCGTGCAACCCCGCGTGCATTGGTCGCGCATCATTCACATCGCTGAGGGCTGTTTGCAGAACGAGGTGTTCGGCATCCCCTCGCTGGAAGCGGTGTGGAATTTGCTCGACGACCTCGACAAGGTCACCGGGGGCGGCAGCGAGGCGTATTGGCTGCGTGCAAACCAAGGCATGCACCTCGATATCGATAAGGACCTAGCCCTCGAGGACGCAAAGAACCAGGTCGAGGCGCTGAAAGCGCAATCCGAGTCCTACAAGCACCAGATGACACGCTGGCTGCGCACGCGAGGCGTTACCGCTACGCCACTCGGGTCCGATGTCTCTGACTTCACGCCCTCGGCCGAGGGAATTCTCACACAGATCGCGGGCACGAAGGGGATTCCGAAGCGCATTCTCACCGGGTCAGAGATGGGCGAGCTGGCGTCATCGCAGGATCGCGAGAACTGGCGCGACCAGATCGTCGGCAGGCAGAAGGGCTATGCTGGCCCCTACATCATGCGGCGCCTCGTCGAGCGTCTCATTGCGTATGGCTATTTGCCTGAGCCAAAGAAGGGTCCACGCGAATATACTGTGCGCTGGCCGAACATTCAGGCGCTCACAGAAACAGAACGCATGGCGGGTGCTGTGTCCTGGGCTAGCACGAAGACGCAGGAGGGCGGCGTGTTCACGAACGCCGAGATCCGCGACAAGTGGTATGAGATGACGCCGCTGACGCCGGAGCAGCAGGAGCTCTCGAAGCCTGCGCCACCGCCGCAGCAGCTCGCGCCCGGCGAGGACCCCCTCGACGAGGATGCTGAGCCTGTCGATGGCGAAGACGAAGACGAAGACGAAGACGAAAGAAAATTCCCTCGCGCCGCACGCGCTACATGGGACATGGACATACCTCGCGGGGCGGAAGAAATGGTCCGCGTCCTCGAAGCCGCGATCATCGCCAAGAACCCCGACGTCATCAGCCGCATTCTCGGGATGGAAGAATAACATGGACCATGTGTGCGTTTTCTGCGGTGCCCTCGGTGACCATGCCATGGTCGGCATTGGTCGCAAAAACCTCGTCGATAACCAGGGCGTCATGGTTGCGCACCCGGTCTGCGGTGTGTGCCACAACAACCCATCGGACCGCCCTGTTTCGTACAAGCTACACTTCCACGGCCGCAGCCATGCGGTTGTGGCGGTAGAGACAGCGCGGCGGCTTGATGTGCTCTCCCGTTCTGGAAAGGACCTCTCGCTGTGAACCCTAACTCGCAGAACCAACGCTGGTCGCTCTGGACCATCCGTGTTACCCCTGCTCATAGCATACGCAGCGACGAGGAGTTCGCGGCGAACACGGCGAGGTTCATGCGTAAAGCCTTTGGCAGCACGACCGAGATGCGTGTCGAGAAGAACTTCTCTGGTTCGAGGGGACGAATCACTGAGGTCTTTATCATCCAGGTCCGCACCGAGGGGCACCCGGCGCACGACCCGGCCTATGTTTCGGTTTTCGCTAAAAGTTTCTTGAATTTTTTCACCGTCGGATTCGGCGTCGGCACTCTCGTGTCGACTGTCGCTGTGTTAGAAGCGGGCTCGGCGCAAGATGGCACGCCGTCCGCTCAATTGGTCATGTTGCCAGGAGTGAACATCTAATGGCGAACCTTCTCTACCCGAAGTTCAAGCAGGCGCTACTCAACAAAACGCACGATCTCGATACCGACGACATTCGTGCGGTGCTCGTCGACGCGGCCGACTACACCTATGGCGCCGCGCACGACTTCCTCGACGACATTGCTGCCGGTGGCCGCGTCGCGGTTTCTACCGCTCTGACGTCACCCACCATCGTTGACGGCGTCTTCGACACCGCAGACTTCTCGTGGGCTACGGTCACCGGCGACCAAAGCGAAATCATCGCGCTCTACAATCACAACGGCAACGGCGCGGCTGCGGATGCAGCGCGTCAGCTCGTGCTCTTCATGGACACTGGCATCACCGGCATGCCGATCACACCCAACGGCGGCAACATCAACGTCACCGTACACGCCAGTGGGTGGTTCGCACTCTAACCTAAGCGGTTCTTCATGGACAACACGGGAGTCATCACGTGGATTACGAAGCTGCTCGAAGGTGGCCCGCCCGCAATATCCGTAGGGGTATTCGTGGCGAGCTACTTTCGTCTTTGGATGTGGCGGACGGATCACGTCGAGGCGATCAAGGTTCAGTCAGATTTCTACGAACGCATCCTGGGGCTACAAACGAAGCGCATCGACGAGCTGACCGCCGAGCGCGGCAAGGGCACGCAGAGTTAGCCATGTGGAAGCGCATCACCGAGTGGGTGCTGAAAACATGGCGAGCGAGGGCCACGTCCCACGGTCTTCCCCCGGTTGAGTCTCTTCACAGCACGGCGTTTCGCGCACGGCTGAAGGTAGGCGAGCGCGAGGCCGACGAGCTGCAAGCAATGGTGGACCAGCTGAATCGCGACTACGCCAAGCAGAAGCATACGCGATGACAGTCAAAACACTCTCTGGCCCAGCCGCGTTCGCGCTAGCCCTGTTCTTGTGGGCCGTCATTCTGGAGCGCCTGCTGCCAAGTCGCTGGGAGACGTCCTTACACCTCTTCACCGGTTTTGCTTTTGTCACGCTGCTCATCAGGGACATCGGTTTGCACCACGCGTCTATGCGCCGGTTGGAACGTAAGTTTGACGATGCGCTGGAGGTAGTTCGACTGGCGAACGAATCCCGCTCGAAAGAGTTCTCCGATGCGCGTCATAGGATTGCGGAAATATCCGCGCAACTGAAGGCCAGAAACATCGAGGTCGACGCGGCACTCAGCGGCCAGACGGCTACGATTGTGGCCAAGATCGATGAGGGCACCGCCGCGTCTAAGAATGCCGCCGAGGTAGCGAATCACTCCAACAAAAAGATCGAAGATCTGAACCAGCGTCTTGTAGACGGACTCCTTCCACGGGCGCAAGCACAAGCGGATCGCATAGAACAGACGACCGAGGAAACCCTGGCCGCAGTAGAAGCTGTGGCAGGGTTAACAATAGCGGCTACGGAGCGCAAATGAATCTTCCGCATATCGGTGACGACGAAAAGGGCGAACTGGCGCAGGGCTTTGCGGTGATCGCCGCGCACGAGCGCGCCTCGCCTGATGGCGCACGCGTGGACCTGTGCATCCGCTACATCGAGGAGCGTCACGCGGGGCAGGGACACCACGCGGCGCTGCGTTCGATGAACGCGCTGCTACAGGCGTGGTACCCCGGCTCGGCGTCGCCCTACGATGTGCCGGCCGAGCCCGAGCCCCCTCCACCCACTCCGCTCCCTGCGCGTGTCGTGCGCCCACTGGTGGGACAGGTGAAGGCCGAGGGGCGCAGCTTCGGCGATGCCTCCGGGCCGCGCCTCGTGCATGGGTATTCGGACTTCGCGCTGCTGCCCAAGTGGCGCGAGAATCCAGACAAGGCCAAGCGCGAGATCGCCAATGCCTCGCGGTACCAGCAGTACGTCCGCATCCTCTGGCGGCTGAACGGGTGGATGTGG